CTACTCAAATTGCAGGGCTAACAGCCGCGCCGGGAGTTTGGGAGCATCACAGCCTGTTTGCCTTGCATGTGTATGTAGTGTGTGCGGCGGTGCACTTTTTATGCACTCGCGCCTCCCATCCTCCCATTTCACTTTTATTTATAATAAAAATAGTAAGTTAAAAGTAAAAAGAGAGTTGGGAGCTTTCGGGACGTTGGGAGGTTCGCATTCATGAACATCCTCGAGCTGCTTTCCTCTCGTGGTCTGCATCCCCGCCAGGTTTCCGCCAACAAGGGCGGGGAGTACGCCTGCGCCTGCCCCGGCTGTGGCGGCGCGGACAAGCCGGGCAATCCGTCCGACCGCTTCCACGCCTTCCCCAACCAGGAGGGCGGCCCGCTCTGCCAAGAGGCCAGCGCGCCCGGAACCTACTGGTGCCGCAAGTGCGGCGCTGGCGGCGATCTCCTCCAGTACCTCATCGACTTCGAACACATGAGCTTCGCCGCTGCCTGCGCTGAGCTGGGCGCCAAGCTGCCCACGAACCTCCCCGTTCGCGGCCGCCTGCCTCTGCCGCCGAAGATCACCGAGGCCCCGGCCTTCGTGCCCACCGTGCTCGCCTTGCCGTCCACCACCTGGCGCGAGCGCGCCGCCCGCCTCGTGGAAAAGTCCCACGCCCGGCTCCTCGAAACGCCCAACGCCTTGCGCTGGCTGGCAAAGCGCGGCCTCGATCTGGACGCCGTGCGCAAGTACCGCCTGGGCTATCTGGCCGAGGAGCCGAACCGGAACAACCGTCCCGGCATCTTCCGCGCCCGCAACGCCTGGGGCCTGCCAGACAAGGAAGTCAAAAACCAAGACGGCACCCTGGCCGTGAAAAAGCAAATGTTCATCCCCCGCGGCATCGTCATCCCGGCCTATGGCCCGGAGGGCTACCACGATGGCGCGCTGCCCATCCGCATCCGCATCCGCCGCCCGGATGAGGACATCAAGGGCACCGACTACCCCAAGTACCACGTCATTCCCGGCTCGTGCATGGCCCCCCTGCTTTTGGGCGCAAGCGCCCGCGCCTTCGTGGTGGTCGAGGCCGAGCTGGACGCCATGCTGGTGCACTACCTGGCCGGAGACTCTCCCACCTGCAAAGTGGGCGCGCTGGCCGTGCTCACCAACCTGGGCAAGCCCGACGCCGACGCCTATGCCGCGCTCATCCGCGCCCTCACCGTGCTGGTGGCGCTTGATTACGACAAGGCCGGGGCCAACGGCTGGGCATGGTGGCGCGAGCACTGCGCCACGGCGCGGCGCTGGCCGGTGCCCGCGGGTAAGGATCCCGGCGACGCTTTCAAGCTGGGCGAGGATCTGCGCGCCTGGGCGTTGGCCGGGCTGCCCCAAGTGCTGCGCCTTGCCGCCCCCGCGCCCGTCTCCGCGCCCTTGGGAGTGTCGGTTTCTGGCGAGGCTTCGGCCACGGGGGAGGGGGCACAAGCTTCCCAGGCGGCCCAAGGCGCTCCGCAACCCGCGCCGGAGAGCACCGCTCCAGCCATGCCCGCCCCGGTGCTCCCTGTCGCCACCCCGCGCCAATACATGGCCCTGTGGAACCTTGCGCGCTTCATGGAGCGCAAGGGCGTCACCTACGGGCCAGACTCCACCGGCTTCCGCGCCTGGCTGTACCCGGCCGGGCTTTCCCTCGCCGAGCGCGACGAGCTTTTCGGCGATCTGCTGCCCCTTGCCCCCAGTGATCTCTACGCGATGATCCAGCTCCACCCGGAACCTGTCGTCACCGCAGCAAACCTGTGTGCGCCCTACCAACCCCAGAGGAGGAATTTATGAATCTTCGAGACATGTCCGCGCGCGATGCGCTGACACACGTGGATGATTTGCTGCGCCAGTTGCTGGCGCACCCGGGGCTAGCCAACATCGACCGCGCGGCCATCGTGCAGGCTGGCGTCAATCTCTCCGGTCCGCGCCACCGGCACATGGGCAAATGGACGCCCTGCGACCCGGCCACCTTGCCCCCGCGCAAGGCCGGGCAAAAGTTCCCCGAGCTGCCCAAGGGCTGGGCGGTGGATTGGGAGAACGCGCAGGAGACAGCCAATGCCTGAAACCTTGAAGACGATTGAACCGGAGGCGACTGCCGCCGCCCCCGGGCTCACCTTCAAAACCCAGCTGGCCGCCGTGGACTACCTCACCAGCCAGGGCTTCAAGGTGGGCAAAACCAAGTTCAACGACGACGTGAAAAAGTACAAGCGCATCCCCTTGAACGCGGCCGGGCACTTCGATGCCTCCACGCTCCTGGCCTATGCCGCCGTGCACCTCACCCCCCTGGCCAGGGCCGAGGACGCCAAGGGCAGCGCCGCAGCCACCTCGAAAATCACGGCCGACACCCGCCTGCGCGAGGTTCAGGCCGCCCGGCAGGAGCTGAAGCTCAAAAAGGAGCAAGGCCTCTTCATGCTCAAAAGCGAGCACGAGGCCGCGCTCTCCGCCCGGGCGCTGTTCTTCAAAAACGAGATCGAGAGCTTCATCCGCCTGCGCGCCGCCGCCATCATCCACCTCGTGGGCGGGCGCGAGGAAGCCGAGCCCCTGCTCATCGAATGGCTGGACGAGGCCACGGCGGATTGGATGGATTCCTGGTCAAAGGACCGCGAATTCACGGTCGACGACGACCCCAAGGGCGACGAAGCCGGCGAGGAACTCGCCGAGGACACGGAAACGGAGGATTAGAAATGCCCACAGTCCGCGAAGGTGTAGAACCCCTGGCCGTTTTCCCGGCCCCAAAAGGGAAAAAGGACGTAAAGCGCGTGAGCGTTTTTCCCGCCGAGTATTGGGGAAAATGGGGCGGCGCGCCCGGCCGCTGGGCGTCATGGTCGGGGAGGCCTGGCACACCCGCAAGGGCGAGCGCGTCAGCTTTTTCACGGCGGACGGCCTGCGGAAGCTGCTGGCCGAGTGGGGGCTGCAAGCCTTGGGCATCAAGACGCGCAAGGCGAAAATCGTCAGCCGGGCCACGCCTCGCGGCACGCTGGTCTGGCTGCACGATGCCCTGCCCACGGGAGACGTGGGCGACGACGGCGCGGAGATCACCAGCGTGGAGCCCGCATACTTCGCCACGCGCACCCGGGCCGTGCCCTTTGTCGACGAATACGGGGAGTGGCGCGTGTGGGTCGGGTTTCGCAACAAGCCCGTGCTGCTGGCCGATCTGCGCCCGCGCTCGGACGGTCAGGGCTTCGACCTGGCCGAGGGAGAGAGATAGATGGGCCGCATTAATGTCATTTCCTGCTCCGGTGGCAAGGACTCGACCGCCACATACTTGCTGGCCCTGGAGCGGACCGGGGGCGACTTTCTGGCCGTGTTCGCGGACACCGGCAACGAACATCCGGTGGTCTACGAGTACCTTGCCGATCTTCCGCGCCGCACAGGTGGCCCGGAAATCCGCACAGTGCGCGCCGACTTCTCCTCCCGCATCGAAAAGCGCAGGGCGTGGCTGCAAAGCGAAAAGGCAGAGCGCAGGGGCTGGACGCCGGAGCAGGTAACCCGCGCCCTGGATGTCCTGTACCCCACGGGCAAATCATTCCTAGACGCCTGCTTGTGGAAGGGGCTGTTTCCCTCGCGCAAGCGCCAATTCTGTACAGAATTTCTCAAGCGCGCACCCATCCTCACCGAAGTGCAGGAGCCTCTTGTTCTGGCCGGTCATGAGGTCTGGTCCTGGCAGGGGGTGCGGGCAGACGAGTCGCTGAACCGCTCGAAGTATGCCGAGAGCGCTCCATCTCCAGAGCTTGAAGGCCTGACCGACTACCGCCCGATTCTCACCTGGACGGTGCAGGATGTGGTGGCCATGCATCATAAGCACGGCATTCCGCTCAACCCGCTTTACTCGCAGGGCTTTGGCCGTGTCGGGTGTTTCCCGTGCATCAACGCAAATAAGGCCGAGCTGCGCAAGATAACCCTCGAACATGCCTGGGCCATCGACAAAATACGCGCATGGGAGGTGCTGGTGCGTAAAGCCAGCAAGGGCCAGCTGGCTACCTTCTTCCACCAGTCCCATACATCGGCCACCACACCACAGCAGATTGACGGCGTAGCGCGTTGGGCCATGACCCGGCGAGGAGGAAAGGAATTCGACCTTATGGCCTACATGCCCAGCCCGACGTGCGTTCTGGCTGGTGGGTTATGCGAGTGAGGTTTGCCATGGCCAGCTTCCGCTTCACCCCGGGCGAACGGCACATCTACCGCCGCCTGCCCAAGCAGTCGCCGTCCAGCTGGGCGGCCGAGCATCTCATCGTGCCCGATGGCCCGGCCTCGGGCAGCCGCTGGCGGCGCGACGTCACCCCCTACACCGTGGGCATCATGGACACCTGGGCCGAGCCCTGGGTGGAGGAGGTCCGCGTGTGCGGCACCCCGCAGAGCGGCAAAACCATGCTCCTGTACGCGTGCATGGGCTACACCATCGACCGCCGCCCCGGCCCGCGCATGCTCTCCATGCCGGACGATCCCGCTATCCTCAAAATGGTGGAAGCCAAACTCAAGCCGTTGTTCCGCCGCACCGCGCCCGTGCGCCGCCTGCTGCGCAAGTTCCGCACCGGGGCCGTGTCCTTCCGCGACGGCACCGCCCTGCATCTGGCCAGCGCGCAGTCCACCAGCCAGCGCGCCTCCATCTCCATCCAAGATCTCTTCATGGACGAGGAGGACCTGTACAAGCAGTTCGCGGGCCAGGGCGTGCCCGTGGTCGACCTCCTCGAGCGCACGCGCTCCTACTCCCACAAGCGCAAAATCCTGCGCGTCAGCAAGCCCGTGGGGGGCGAGGAATCCAGCATCTGGCGAGCCGTCCACGATGCGGACGAGCTGCGCCACTACGAGCCGCGCTGCCCGGCGTGCTCCGCCTTTTCGCGCATGGAGGAGTCCGGCCTCGTTTGCACCTCGAGCACGGTGGACCCGCAAAAGATCAAGCGCGACACCCTGGCGCGCTACAAGTGCCCCGCCTGCGGCTTTTTGTGGACCGACCACATGCGCGACGTGGCCGTGGCCGCTGGCCGCTGGCGGGCCGAAGAAAGCGTGCCGCGCCCCAAAAGCGTGGGCTTCCACTTGCCCGCCATCCTTTCCCGCGCCGTCAGCCTGTCCGAGATCCTGTCCGAGAAAATGAAGGCCGAGGCCTCGGACGATCCCGACGTCAAACAGGCCTACGTCAACGGCTATTGGGCAAAGCCCTACAAGCCCGTGGTGGTGGAGACGGACGAAAGCAAGATCCTCGACCTGATAAACCCGGACATGCCCGCTCGCGTGGTGCCGCGCGGCTTCATCGCCCTCACCACAGGCATCGACATGCAGAAGCATGGCTTCTGGTTCATGGTCTGCGCCTGGACCGCCGGGCTTGAGTGCTTTGTCCTCGACTACGGCCGCCTGCTCGATTTTTGCGATGTTGAGGCGCTCGTGTGGGAAACGACCTTCCCCCAGGCATCTGGCGAGCCGCCTTTGCCGATCTGGCGGGCCCCCATCGATACCGGCGGCACCCGCACGGACGTGGATCTGCTCACCCGCACGGAGGAGTGCTACCAGTTCGTGCGCGAGCATGGCCGTGGCCGCATTTTCGCCACCAAGGGCGCCAGCCACCAGCAAACCGTGCCCGTCACGTGGAGCGTCATCGACAAAATGCCCCGCTCCCACGCGGCCATCCCCGGCGGGCTCCAGCTCTTCAAGCTCGATACCGCCCACTTCAAGGGCCTAGTCCATGCGCGCCTGCAGCCCAGCTCCAAGCAGCCCATCATCCTCCACGCGGAGGCAGAGGCAAGCCTCGCCCGCCAGCTGGCCTCGGAGCGCCTGATGCGCGGCCGGGGCGGCGCCGTGGCCTGGGAGCAAATCCACCGCGACAACCACTTTTTCGACTGCCTGTGCATGAACTTCGCCGCGGTCAACGCCAGCTGGACGCCCAGCCTGCAGATGCTGGCCAGCCGCATCGAGCAAAAGCCAGAAACCTCAGTCAACCCGTCCCCGGAACCAACGGACAATCCCGAGCCTGGTCCCCGCTTCACCAGGTCTCTTTCCTGGCTTCAGAACCGCAAAACTTTGTGAGGAGAGCATGAGCAACGCTGTTAATGTCCCCTACGACCGCACCGCCGAAGGTCGCCTGCTAAATGTTGTGCAGGTCATGGAGCGGCTCAACTGTTCCCGTAGCTTCGTGTACAAGCTTGTGGGCGCAGGAAAACTAAAAGCCCTTCGCATCGGGGATGTGAAAGGCTTAAGAGTGACGGAAAAGAGCTTGGTGCGTTTTACCAAGCGCCAAAAGGTAGAGTGCTGAGGAGAGCCGCAACATCATGCATTCGGGGACGCCTGCCGTCGCTCTCGTTTAGGCGGATGTCATTGACCCAAGCCCCTGATTTTGGCATGAACGCAGGAGAAATAAAAGTCATCACGTATCAGGAGCCGCCATCGTGACCATAGCAACCGTGAAAGAAATCGCCGCGGACTTTCTCACCCGTGAGGACCTAGGCGTGCTTGCGCTCAAAGGATCCTGGGGGGTTGGCAAAACCCACTTTTGGGACAGCCTCATCAAAGAACTTGGCAGCTCACTTAAACCAACCCAGTACTGTTACGCGTCCTTGTTCGGCATCGCGTCCAAACGTGAACTGAGCATTGCGCTATACGCGAGTGTACAGGACTTCAAAGCGCCCGAGCCAAAGCCCCCCAGGAGAATAGGCAATATCAACGTGTGGTTGCCGGAAGACTTAGTGGCTGCAGCGGGATGGTGCACCAAGTATTTTGCTAAACACAAGGAGTATAGTCCTTTCGGCGACATTCCTTGGATTAAAAATCTCCCTCGTGCGTTTGAGGCATTCGTATCTCAGAGGATCATGAATGCAGTGATCTGCCTGGACGATTTCGAGCGCCTCGATGAAAATACCTTTACCTCCGAAGAACTCATGGGCTTCATCAATGAGCTCAAGGAGAAAAAAAAGTGCAAGGTCGTTCTGATTTTCAATGAAGAGAACCTCGGAAACAAGAAAAATATCTACGAAAAGTATCGGGAGAAAGTCATTGAGATAGAACTACTCTACGCCCCAACATCACAGGAGTCCGTAGCAATTGCCGTGCAGGGGGACACCCCCTACCACGAGAACATCGTGGCGCATGCGAAAGCACTAGGTTTGACGAACATACGTGTGCTACGAATAATCGTCAAAATAGCAAAGCTCATGCATGCTAAGGTAGAAGCGCTAAAACCACAGGTCATGGAGCGGGCCGTACGAATCCTTGTACTGTTCGCTTGGTGTTACTATGAGAGGAATGAGCAGAAACCAACCCTAGAGTTTTTGATCGAATGGAATCCCTATAGCTCATTGCTTGGCAAAAAATCTGGTTCAGAAAAGGAGCCTCAACACGAGAGATGGGAGACGCTGCTCCACAATTATGGCTTCACACTTGTCGAGGATTTCGACCTGACGATTCAAGCAATCATTGAACAGGGCTATCTGGAAGAAACCAGATTCGTTGAAGAGGCCCAAAAATGGGACGCCCAGCTTCAAAACGCTCAAGATCAAGCGGATCTCAACTCGATATGGGATGCTCTGAACAATTCCTTCGACAACAACACAGATGAATTCATAGAAGTAGTGCGTACAAAATGTGAAAAGCATATACACTTTATGAGTCTACGCTTCCTCAACGGGCTGGTGATCGTGCTACGCGAACTAGGCCAGGATGACTTTGCGGACAAACTTATCATTGAGTACAGTGCAGTTCGAAAGGATGAGATGGCATTGTTTGATTTGAAGAGCCCCCACAACCAGCTCCACGACACAGACCCAATCCTGCGACAACGCTGCCAGGAGCTGCATGCTAAGGCAAAAATGTCACCCACCCTTGACCAAGCGATCACCAGAATTTCGACAAACGACTGGGATGATGAGCACATTGAAGCTTTGCAAAACGCGACAGCCGATGATTTTTACAACTGCTTTAGGCAACATAAGGGAAGTAACTTGACCAATTTCGTTCGTGCTTGCACACAATTCACTGGTATAGAAAAATATAAAATAATTGGCTCCAATGTTCATAATGCTTTACTGAGAATAGGTAACGAATGTCCAATCAATCGCTTCCGGGTTATAAATCGATTTAACATCACCCAGGAAGAGTTGGACAAAAGTCGATAATCGCCTGTGGAAGTTAGAGACGCTAAAAAAGACAAGACCAGACCCCTCGCATCTTCGATGCGAGGGGTCTGGAAAATGGCGGAGAAGAGTATCCATGCGTTTCACAATGCGCTGAAAGACGAACTATCCAAAGCAAAAGGCACCCTTCCAAGCAACATGGATGGGCTTTGGGTGTTGAGACTCAAGCTTATTAAGGACCGTCTGCGCCCTGGACCGCGTTTGCTCATCTACGATAAGTTGGTTTTCGGATAGGATTTCCGCGCAATACCTACGAACACCAGCAATCATATCAGTTTTTCTGCTGCAATTTTGGCGCTTCGACAACGTAAACATCAGTTCAGCCAAATACAATTTATTCACGACAGCCTCGGCGGGCATATTTAACTGGTATAACGTTGCAACCATATTCTCGTAAGCTGGTATGGCCTCATACCCCAGCGCAGTCCCGGCACTGCTAGAGTCCAATTCTGCTAAATACCCCATCAAGAATGGGTAGAACTTTAAATATGACACATTATGACGCGTCAGCTTGACTGTATTGAACACCGGCTTCAACCTATTAAATTCAAGCAATGCTTCACCATAATTATGCCAATCAAGGAATATGTTTTGCAAAAATTTATCCCCGTGAGAATAATAGTCAGAAAGTCTTGCTAAGGAAAAACTTCTCAATATTACAAATTCACACCACAATTCAGGATAAGACCTGTAGTTAATTTCACTCAATCGATCTTTTGTAAACGCCTCTGCATCATAAAGAACGCGAAATGGGAAAACCCCTGCGCCAAGAATATGCAAGTAAATCCCAGCTTGAATTTTTTGCATAGGCAACTTTATAAAAAGTTCATTACTTCCGACCAAAGTTTTACACTTGTCCATTGAATCTATCGCTGTCAAAAGATGAGCCGCTGTTTCAGGTTCATTTGAAGAATATGATGTCGATAGCCCCGCTTCTGCCCATGCCTTATACTGGTATACAGAAAATGCCAAAACCTTATTCTTAATACTTGGACTTTCTCTTTCTAACTCATCGCAAAAGGCCAATGCTTTCGAAAAATGCTCTTTCGAATGTCCTTTGTCACGGAAACTCCCCTGAATGCAATTCGTTATAACTTGAGCAACTCGGTAAAGCATCCATTTTGAGGCATCCTGCGATAGCGGCACATTTTTGAATTCCGTTACGGGCTTAGTCAAGGAGTTGAACCAAGCTTCCGCATCCCTGTCCTCTGGGGCAAGCGAGATCAAAGCAACGTATGTTTCGACCTCACCGAGTCTCGCTGTTATATTCTGTTCAGACCCAGAATCTGTAGATAAATCTGACCAGCACGCATTGTATAAGCGTGCGGCTTCTTTCAATTGATCAACGTTGTCCCCAGCCAATCCGGTTGAATAATACCGAGTGGCAAGACCGCTATATACGGCATGGCGCCACTCTTTAGACACGTCAACATTTTCAATAACACGCATAGCCTCGACCTCATATGCAAGAGCGTCTGCTTGCAAGGCTTGATCATGCGTCTGATCTGCCAGAATCCCTTGAGCCGCGGCCATCACAGCAAACGCCTTTGATTGCTGCCAGGCGGGAAAGTTGCCCACAAGCCTCATGATGCCAAACATTTTGTCGCGGATCTGTACCACTGGGGCATTGATGGACTTGTCGGTGTTCCAAATTGATTCTGCAAATCTCACTAGCTTAGCCGTTAGACTTAATGTTTGCCTGCCTGTTTTTTGCTCTTCATCTTGCCATCTATTCACATAATCACTCAAAAAATTTATATATCCAATAATAACTAATTCCTGAACCATCAAGGAAGTATTGCCAAATGCAACGTTTCCATTGGAGTCCCTAATCTCGAGGGTGCTGGCAGTCCTATTTTTCCCATCTCGCTTTAATAAACAGCTTATGGCTCGAGTATTTTTATCAAATTTGCCGAACAGGATAATATCCGCATCCGAGGCATTGAGCTCTAACTGTGCCTTCGCAGAAAGAGAATCTTGAGCCTCATGTCTGTCAATAGAATCGTTCTTAACTTCAAGCGTATTGTTCAAAAGGATCGCTCTAACAGCATCAGAGCTATTGAGAGCATCAATGAGTTTATTGGTATAGCTTCCGTCTGAATCGTCTCCCGCGAGATGTGCTACGAGAACAACGATCCTACTTTTGTACTCATGGCTTTTAGCTAGCCTCATGTACAGGCTTGTCACTTCAGCCCAATATGCCGCAACAGCACAAAATGCTACAAGTACTACAAAACCTATTGCTCTTACGGTTAAATCGTGAAAAGCTTTGTAAATAACTGATGTTACGAAATGTTTAATTTTTTCCCAGGCCACCATCTTCTCATACCTCCCTAAGATCCATCCCAATAAGTTAGCTCGCTAAGTGTTGATTCGTAAAACTTTCTATTTTAGTCAGTAAGGCTAGTCTCAAGAAAATATCGCACCAATTGAAGCATTAAGGTTGTGTTCAGTCAACATCAAAATATCATGAAGTTACAAGCAAAAGTTGGCTCTATCTTTTCGTCTCCATCGTCCCCACGTTGCTCTCACGTGCACTTCCCTGCCTCGCCCTCTGTGCTAGCCATTTACACATGGCAACCTTCACCCGCGAAGAAATAGCCCTGCACAGGGAAGCTCTTAAAAGCGCACTCCTCGGCGTAGCCGCCGCGCAGGAATACTCCATCGCTGGCCGCTCTGTCCGTAAGATGACAGCTAAAGAGATCCGCGACACTCTGGATTGGCTTGACCAGGAAGAGGCCAAGCTTTGTGGGCGCAGCGGTCCGTCGTTTACTCCGGGCATTCCTCGGAGGGGCTCGTGGTAGCTCCCGCACCCGGCGGCCACATGGACCGCATAGCCCTTGCGGCCCAAATGATGGGCGGCGTTGTGGAGCAAATCCGCAAAGCATCTTCCGGGCACTCTGGCACACTGGAAAATTTCCGTCCGCGTCGCTCCAGCCGCTACGACGAAGCCCGCTCCCTCGATTTGGTCATGGCCAGGGCCGAGTCCCTTGTCGGCAGCGATGGGCATGCGGCCTCTTGCGTGGACAGCCTGGCGCTCAATGTGGCAGGCCCTGGGCTCCGCCCCCAATCTTACCCTAAACTATCCGCCCTCGGCATCGCGCCCGAGGCTGCAAACGACTTTGCAGAGAGTGCAGAGGCCGCCTGGGAGATTTGGTGCGCAGAGGCCGATGCCGCGGACACGGACCATTTCGACGATCTGCAGTACCAAGCCATACGCTCCATGTTCGTCACCGGCGAATTTTTGCATCTGCCGGTCTGGCTGGACCCCGCAAAAGACCCATGCCGAACCTTTGGCCTGGCGCTCCAGTCTCTGCACCCAGCCCGGCTGCGCACTCCATCCGACAAGATGACGGACCCCACAATCCGCGCTGGCGTGCAGCTCGGCATAGGCAATGCTCCTCTTGGCTATTGGATAGCCGAGCCGCGCGAAGGCCGTATGTTGCTCGGCCTCACCAGCAAAGACTTCCGCTTTGTCCCCCGCAAAGTCGGCCACCGGTACACCTGCCTGCACCAGCGCCATGCAAGCATGCCGGAGCAACTGCGCGGCGAGTCTCTGCTTTCCCCAGCCATGAAGCACTTCCGCGACCTGGCCGATTACGTTGATTATGAGCTGGTGGGCGCGCTCATCGCCGCGTGCTTCACGGTTTTTATCGAGTCGCCGGGAAATAGCATGGACGGACAAGCTCTGCCCGGGCATGCCCCGAGCGGAGAGAGCCCCTCAAGCCGTCGGTACCCCGAGGAGGTCAACCCTGGCCTTGTTCTTAGGGGAAAGCCCGGGGACAAGATCCAGACCATTTCCAACAACCGCCCCGCGCCGTCCTTCGACGCCTTTTACACGCGCATGACCCGCATGGCCGCCGCTTCCACGGGCCAGCCTTACGAGATCGTCGCCAAGGACTTTTCCAAGACCAATTACTCCTCCGCTCGCGCCGCCCTGCTCGAGGTCTGGAAACTTCACACCATGTATCAAGACTGGTTCATCCGCAGCTATTTGCAGCGGGTTTGGACCATGGTGATGGAGGAGGCCTACCTGCGCGGCCTGCTCGTCATGCCAAAAAACGCGCCAGGGTTTTACGAATCCACGCGTGCGTGGTGCGCTGCAATTTGGACCCGTCCGCCTCGCGGAAACATCGATCCAGTCAAGGAGCGCAAGGCCGAATCCCTTGGCCTGGAAACCTTCACCGAGACACGCACGGGCATATGCCATGCCGGTGGCAAGGATTGGGACGCGGTGCTGCGCACCCTGGAGCGCGAAGATCGCGCTATCCGCAAAGCTGGGCTCGTCCAGGTGCCAGCCGTCGTTGCTCCCAACAACCGCACACAGCCCGAGACGGCGTCGGGTGAGGAGGACCTCTCCGAATGAGCACTGCTCTTTTCCCCTCTTTGTGGGCCATGCGCCCACGCGAGTTGGAGTCTCTGTGTACACAGATGACGCTTCACCACACCAGCAAGCTGGACCAGCCCACGGAAGCCGCAGGCCCGATGGGCTTATTCCCCGGGCAGCAGGATCCAGGCGACCTGCCGTATGAGTTGGTCGGCACATTGGCCATTGTTCCGGTCGTTGGCCCCTTGAGCAAGCGTGGTGATTGGTGCCTCACCTCCATGCGCCGCATCGGCCAAGTCGTGCAGCTGGCTGCCAGCAACCCCCGTGTGCGCGCCATCATGCTTGATATCGACTCCCCTGGCGGCACAGTCGACGGAACCGAGGAGCTGGCTGACATCATCCGCGCCGCTTCCGAAGAAAAACCCCTTTACGCCTTCGCCAACGGGCTCATGGCCAGCGCCGCCTACTGGATTGGTTCCTGCGCCAAGGAAATAGCCGCACCCGCAACGGCACAGATCGGCTCCATCGGCGTGGTTATGGTCCATGTTGAGACGTCCCGCTTGGCCGAAAGCATTGGCTACACCTTCACCGTCATCACCGCTGGCAAATACAAGGCCATGGGCAACAGCGTGGAACCCCTCACAGACGAGGCCCGCGCGTATCTCCAGTCCGGGACAGACGCTTTGTACGATCTGTTCCTCGAGGCTGTCTCCACCGGCCGCAAAGTGGATAGGGCCGGTGCCTTGTCCGTGGCCGATGGCAAAGTCTTTCTCGCAGGTGAGGCTCTCGGCGTTGGGCTGATTGACCGCATCGAAAGCCGCGAATCGTTCGTTAACCACATCAACGAGGAGGTCCGCATGGATCTGACGACCCTCAAGAAAGAGGCCCCCGGCGCGTTGTCGGAACATCGGGCCGAGATCGAAACCGAGCTGAAGGCCGAAGCCTCCAAGACGCTGCAGGAAGCTGTCGCCGTAGAGCAACAGCGCTGCATCGGAGTGTGCGGTGTGCTCATGGGGCAGGATGCCTCGCAAAAGCTGGCAGGTGTGCTCGCCGCTGGCGTCAGCGTGGAACAGGCCTCGTCCATGGCCGCCCTTTTGGGCGGTACCCAGCAGACTCCCCCGCAAGACGGCGCAACGGCCCCGGACGCACAGGGCAAAATGCTGGCCGCACTGCAGAATGCCCACGGCCAGGGCCTTGCCCCTATGGCCGGAAAGGATGTGAGCGAGCAGAGCTTCGAGGCCCTCGTCGAGGCGCGCATGAGCGAGGCCAAATGCTCCCGCGCCGCAGCCATCGTGCATGTCGCCCGCACCAACCCCGAGGCCCACAAGGCATACACCAACGGTCTGTCCCGGAAGGAAAAATAGCCATGATGCACAAAAACGACATTACCCGCGTTTCCGGCGTTGTGTTTGATCGGTACCGCTTGGTCAAGATCACGGCTGGTAAACTTGCCCCTTGCGGCGCTGGCGAATCCCCCTTGGGCGTGAGCCTGTCCGCTGCCTTTGCCGTGGATGAACAGATCGGCGTGGGCCTGCTCAACGGACCTGGCACTGTCGAAATCATGGCCTCCGGCAATGTGACTGCGGGCGACAAGCTCGTCACCGCTGCGGACGGCATGGTCGCCAAGGACCCTGGCGTCGGAACCCGCGTTTTGATCGGCGAAGCCCTGGAAAGCGTCACCGGAGGTGGCGTTATCGAAGCGCTCCCCTACGGCTACGGCCACACCCTCACCGCCTAAAGGAGGCTTGAGTTATGCAGTCCAAAGCCATTGTCCGGCCCGACCTGGGCTACCTTGCGTATGAGCGCTCCGCCAACGCCGCAACCATGGGTTTCATCGCCCAGCAGGTGCTCCCCGCCTTTTACACCCCGGAAAAGACGGCCCAATACCCGTATATCCCCACCGAGGCATTGCTCGAAATCGTCGACACTCGGCGTGCTCCCCGGGCCGCTTACGCCCGCAGCGACTGGGAATTCGACTGGAAGGATTACTCCTGCAAGGAGAACGGCTACGAGGAACCCCTCGACGATTCCGAGGCCAAGCAATACCAAAACTACTTCGATGCCGAGTCCGTCGCTGTTGAGCGCGCCATGGGCATCGTGCTCCGCTCCATGGAGTTGCGCACCGCCGCCAAGGTGTTCAGCACCGACATCTTCACTGGCCACGCCGCCGGTCACGCTTGGAGCGATTACGCCAACGCCGACCCGCGAGCGGATGTGCTGAAAGGCCGCAAGGAGATCAAGGCAACCACCGGCCTCAAACCCAACGCCCTCATCTTGGACGAGGACGTGCTGATGCACGTGTCCATGTGCGAGTCCGTCCTCGAGCGCGTCAAGTACACCGCGCCCGGCGCCATCCGTGGCAGCCTCACCCTGGATCAGCTCAAGGCCTACTTCGAGGTGGATCAGATCATCGCAGCCGGCGCTGTGTACAACAAGGCCGGCAAGAAAAAAGCCAAGAGCATCGGCACCATATGGGAGCCCACCAAGGCCATGCTGGCTGTCGTCTCCAGCGGCGGCCAGGACCTTAAGGAGCCCAGCCTGGGGCGCACCTTCAGCTGGCAGGAAGACGCCCCGGAAATGCTCGTGGTCGAGCAGTACCGCGAGGAGCAGACCCGCAGCAATATCTACCGCGCTCGCCAGTACACGGACGAATGCCTGCAGTTCACGGCTGCTGGCTACCTGCTCACTGGCCTGTCCGCTGAATAGAGATCAAGGCCCCCTCCCTTGACCGGCCCGCCCCGGTCCCTGGCGCACACAGCCGGGGCGGGCCCAACAAAAAAGGACGGCACATGACTTACTTGGAGACGACGCTCATTGCCCTCTTCTCAAGCCTCATTGTGGGCATCGTCGTGCGGTACATCTCCGGCTCCGGGAAGGTGAGCTGCTCCGACTGCGAAAAGCGCCATGCCGCCCTGGATGAGGAGCTTGAGGCGCGAGCCAAGAAGGACAAGGACGACCACGCCATGATGCTGCGCATGCTGCGCTCCATCGTAGTCCACCTGCCGCTCGCTCCAGACAAGAAAGAAGCCATTTTGAACGATAACGGAGGCAGCAAATGAATATCTCCAACCTCATCTCCAAACTCAACGCCTTGCGCCCCTGGCAGCTTGTGGCCCTGGCCATGATGACACAGATCCCGCTGCTGCTCATGTTCCTCATCCTGCCCAGCTGGCGCGAAAACGCGGGCGTGGCCACCTTCAAGATCTGGCTTCTGTGCGGCTTCGCCTGCCTGGGCCTCATCGTCGACATGGTGGTCTTCTACTACGCCAGGCCCGGAGACTTCCGCAGCCCTTGGGCAGATTCCTGGCCTCCCGAGTTGCGCGCGCTTTTTGTTCACGCAATGTATCGCCGTGCCCTCGTCATCGGCGTCACCATGCTGGCCGGAGGGCTCGCGCTGTGATGCCCTGTTCCGAGCGCCGCGCCTTTGCCGCTCTCGTGCTGGCTTTGGCCGCGTGCGTGGTGCTGGGCGTGCTGCTTACCGATGGCAAAGCCGCCAGCTACCCGGCCCAGGCGGAGCGCTACCGGCGCGATCTCATCCGCAGCGCCCGCTACGTGTTCGGCCTGGGTGCTCCGGTGGCCGTGCTGGCCGCGCAGGTCCACCAGGAAAGCGGCTGGGACGCCAACGCCCGCAGCGCTTACGCCTCTGGTCTGGCGCAGTTCACGCCGGGTACCGCGCGCGACATGGCCCGCCAGTACCCCCGCGAACTCGGCAAGGCCGCGCCGCTCAACCCCGCCTGGGCGCTCTTGGCCCTGTGCCGCTACGACAAGGCGCTCTACGAGTCCATGTCCTTCGCCGCCACCGAGGCCGACCGCTGGGCCTTCACCCTCTCCGCCTACAACGGCGGGCCGGGCTGGATCCCCCGCGACCGCGCAGCGGCAAAAGCCCAGGGCCTGGACGCCGTCCGCTGGTGGGGCAACGTGGAACGCGCCAATGGCGGACGCGCCCCGCAATTCGTCCGCGAGAACCACGAGTACCCATATATGGTCATCGTCGTGCACCAGCCGCGCTACCGCAGCTGGGGCCCCGGCGTAAGCATGGAGGGCGCGCAATGACCGGCCTTGATCTGCTTTCCGGCTCCGATCGCAAGGCCATCGTTGTGCTGGCCGTCGTGGTGGCCCTGCTGCTTACGGGCATCGGCTGCTACCTCTGGGGCAACCGCGTTGGCTCCGCCGCCGCCACGGCCACGGGCAAGGCCGAGCTGAACGAGCTCAAGGCCGCGCATGCCACCGCCGTGTCCGATTCCCTGGCCAAGGCCCTCAAGCGCTCGGAAGAGCTGGTGGCCCAGGGCAACAAAATTTCCGCCGATCTCATCGCCACCCGTGCGGAGCTGTCCGCAACGCGCGACAACATCACCAGGAGTATCCCCGATGCGGTGCGTGACGTGCCTACTGATTGCGTTATTGGCCCTCGCCTTGTGGTCCTGTTCAACCGTGCCTTTGGCCTCCACTCCCCTTGTGCAGCCGAGGCAGACGGTACCGGCGGAGCTGGAAACCAAACCGACGTCCCCGGATCCGCTCCAGGCGGGGTATGCAAGGACGCATCCATAGAGGACCTGGCCTATTGGCTGCGCGACGTTGGCCGCGCCTACGGCGATCATGCCGCACGCGCGGACAAGGCTGTGCAGCTCTTGGAGGCGTGGAGCAAATGAGCGGCCTGCTCGAGCTGAAGCTCGATTATAACGAGGGCAAGATCCGCGCCGAGCTATCCTCCCTGGACAGCATCCCCGGTGCGCAGCGCAAGGCCCTTGCCCGCGCCATCAATAAGGCGCTCAACGGCACCCGCACAGATATCGTGGCGGATCTGCGCTCCCGCACGGTGCTCAGAGCCGGAACCATCCGCAAGGGCATCACGGTGGCCGCGTGCCGTTGGCAATCCGCCAGCCGACTCTCCGGCGCGGTTAAGGTCGACACCAAGCGCCTGCCACTGACCGAGTACAAGGTGAGCCCGCTGCGCATCACCGCGCAAAAGGGACGTCTGCCGAGCAAGTACAAGGCCGTGAGCTACCGCCTGGGGCGGGGCGGCAAGTCTTTTGGCAACGCGCCGCAGGTCGAAACAAGATCGAAATTGTTTGTCGCAATGGTCCGTGGGCGTCTTGGCGTATTTGCGCGCCCGGGGGCCGAACGCGGCAAGCTCATCCAAGAAACCGGCCCCAGCCTCCAGGCTTTCTACGGCAACTCCGTCCGCCAAGACGCCATCATGGCCAGCGCGGATCTCCGCTTCCGCAAAGAGCTGGCGCACCAGATCAATCACCTCGCCGGAGGTGGCCGATGATCGACCTCATGTCCGTTATGGCCGCCGACCTCGCCACCCTGTTCGACCTGGGCGGCCTCACCGTGCCGGTGGAGTACCGCCCCGCAGCGGGCGATTCCATCATGCTCAAGGGCATCTTCGACGAGGCATGGTGCGAGGTGGATCCCAAGAGCCGCGCGCCCATCTCCAGCACCGGCCCGGTCGTGCACCTCCAGGCCGGGAGCATCCCGGCGGAGCCGGACGAAGCCGACCGCATGGTCATCCTTGGCCGCACGTTCCGCGTGCTCGAGCCCAAGCCGAACGGCCAGGGCGTCACCCTGTACACCCTGCACGAGGTGCGCTCATGAGCGCCAAGCACCCGCGCCAGCTCATCCGCGAAGCCGTTGTGGCCATTCTGAAGGGCCACACCGACGCGGGCGACCGCGTGTTCAAGTCCCGCGTGCGGCCGCTCACCTCGCGGCTGCTCCCGGCCATCGGCGTGTACACCACGGAGCAAACCTCAGACACCGAGGAAACCAGCCCGCGCAAATACTCCCACACCGTGAAGGTGCATGTGCAGGGCATTTTTGAGGTGGACGAGAACCTCGACGACGCCATGGACGCCTTGTCCCTGCAGGTGGAGCAGCTCCTCCAGGCCAACCCCACCTGGGGCGGCACGGCGGACGACTCCGCCCTGGTCAAAACCAGCATGTACTTCGTCAACGATGGCCGCACGGACTCCGGCTGCCTGGAGCTGGAGTTCGAGGCCGACTTTGAGACCAAGCCCGGCCTGGTCAGCGAGTCCAGCCTCAACGACTTCGCCGTCGCTGGCGTCACGTACATCCCCCCCACGGAAGAGGATCCCGGCTTCACCGACGAGATACAGCTCCCCGTCCAGCCTAACTAACGAGCAGCCCACTTACACTTACGACCCGGAGGAACCCATGCCCGCGACCATTATCACCATCCAGCCCGCCCTGGGCGCAGACGGCCAGCCCCTCGTGGTGCGCGACCCCGTCACCATGATCCCCCTCAAGGCCGAGGGCGAACCCAAGGAGCGTAATTCGCACTGGATCCGCCGCATCAAAGCGGGCGACGTGCTGATCGTCCCCGCCGCCAAAACCGCTGCCAAGACCGCTGCCAGCGCGGCGAAGGAGTAGCCCATGTCCATCCCCTTCAACGATATTCCCACCACCATCCGGGTGCCCTACGTCTCCGTGGAGTTCGATTCCTCGAACGCCGCCAGCAACGGGCTTATGCCGTACAAGGTGCTTGTGGCCGGGCAGATGCTTGCGGGCATCGCCAACCCGCTTGTGCCGGTGCGCATCACCAGCGCCGCCCAGGCCGCAACGCTCTTCGGCGCGGGGTCCTCGCTTGCGCAGCAGTGCGCCGCGTTCCTCAAGGTCAACACCACCACCGAAATGTGGGCCATCGCCGTTGTGGACGATCCCACTGGCGTTGCCGCCACGGGCACGGTCACTGTTTCCGGCGCGGCAACGGAGAGCGGCACCCTCTACTTGTACGTCGGCGGCCGCAAAATCAAGGTCGGCGTCACCAGCGGCATGCAGGCCGCCGCCGTGGCCACCGCCATCGTGGCCGCCATCGGCGCGGCCACGGATTGCCCCTGCACGGCTACGGCCAATGCTGGCGTGGTCACCCTTACCGCCCTCCACAAGGGCGAGGCCGGCAACTGCATCGATCTGCGGCTCAACTACTATAAGGAGTCCACGCCCGCTGGGCTTTCGGTGGTCTTTGCCGCCATGCACGGCGGCACCGGCAACCCGGAGGTGGCCGAACTCATCGCCGCCCTGGGCGACATTCAGTACCACGTCATTTGCTGGCCCTGGACCGACGCCTCGAGCCTCGTGGAGATCAAGGCGCTGCTGACCGAGCGCTGGGGCCCCCTCAAGCAGATTGAGGGCGTGGCCATCGCCGCCGCCACTGGCACCCACGGCGCGCTGGGCACCCTGGGTGATAGCCAGAACAGCAAACACCTGGTCATCATGCACGCCCACGGCGTGCCGAGCCCCACCTGGGAAGTCTCCGCCGCTGTTGCGGCCGCCGCAGCCTTCTATGGCAACATCGACCCTGCCCGGCCATTCCAGACCCTGCCGCTTCCCGGCATCCTGGCGCCTGCCGAGGCTGACCGCTTCACTTTCTCCGAAAACAACCTGCTGCTGTTCGACGGCATTTCCACCTTCTATGTGGACGCCGACGGCATCGTGCGGGTGCAGCGTCTCATCACCACCTACAAGACCAGCCCCAACGGCGCGGACGATGTGGCCTATCTCGACCTCAACACCCCGCTGACCTTGGGCTACCTGCGTTACAGCTTCCGCAACCGCATTATGACCAAGTACCCGCGCCACAAGCTGGCCGACGACGGCGCCAACTACGGCCCCGAGCAAAAGATCATCACCCCCAAGGTGGGCAAGGCCGAGGCCGTCGCCTGGGCGCGGGAAATGGAGGCGATGGGGCTCATGGAGAACGTGGACGTGTTCGCGGCCAACGTCATCTGCGAGCGCAACACCACCGACCGTAACCGCTTGGATTGGTACCTGCCGCCCGACCTGGTCAATCAGTTCGTGGTCGGCGCGGTGCAGATGGGTTTCATCCTCTAGGCGCAAAAGGAGACACATATGTCGAGCAACCGCAGGGGCGGCACCATCTTCTTTAAGGTGGACGGCACCCAATACGAGGCCAAGGGCGAGTTTTCGTACAACATCGGCGCGGGGAAGCGCACCGCCATTGTGGGCGCGTCCTCTGTCCACGGCTACTCGGAGGAAATGCAAACGCCTTTCATCGAAGGCGCCATCACGGACAGCAAGGACGTGGTCCTCAAAACCTTGATCAACCTCGACGACGTCACCGTGACGCTGGAGCTGGCCAACAGCAAGACCATCGTCCTGCGCAACGGCTGGTACGCGAATGAGGGCACGGTAAAGACCAAGGAAGGCGAGATCCCGGTCCGTTTTGAAGGCAAGAGCTGCGAGGAGGCTTAGATGGAACTGCCCCACACTCTCAAGTTGAATGATCCTGTGACTCAGGGCTCGGAGACCATTTCCGAGCTGGTGTTTTCGCGCCCGGCAATAGCCAAGGACTTGCGCGGCATCCGCCTGTCCGAGTTGGACAAGGGTGACAACATCATCCTGCTCACCGCTCGCTTGACCGCCCAGCCGCCCTCGGTGGTGGAGAAGCTTTCCCTGGCCGATCTGACCGAGTGCGGTGAGGTGGTCTCCGGTTTTTTGTTGGCTGGCCCGAGGACTGGGAGCGGGCCTGCGGAATAATCGCAGCCGAACTGCACTTCTGCGAAGCAGAGATCATGGGCATGGATAGCGAGACCATCTACTGGTGGCACGAACGCATAGCCGAACTGAACGAGGAGCGCGGATAGCATGAGTAAGCGAGGCATTGAGTTCGCTATCTCT